GCGTCACTTGGGGTGGTTCGCCACCAATATTAGGTTTAGGATATCCTACAACCGGAAAACATAACTTGCGGGAATGAAATAAGTGTTGGTTGATATCCACTAGGGAGTCAACCAACAAATATTGCAAACAAACAAAATTAAGTCTTCCTCCCAGGAGCCCTGTCATCACGAAACTTGACCCACCCATCTAAAACCGAAGTTTTAGGTGGCTGAGACTCGCTTGGGACAGGAGAATCTGAGCGGAGGGACACACTCTTAGAAGAGATACCCGTTTTCGTATCTTCTCCTTTATAGTCACGATAGAACGACTCGATTATAGGCATTGCACGATGCAAGCCCTCTTCGGGAAGTTCCGACAAGATGCTACTGAGCCGACAAAGTAATGTCGAAGTAGTTTGAGCAATGGTCAATTCCTTAAGACAGATAGTACATGTCATGTACATATCTGCGTAAGTGGTTGACGCACTGCCCCCAGTACCAACAATCATTATTAAGGCGGGCACAGCAGCTCTCAAGTCAGACGAAATGCTAGCAGTCCAGTTGTACTGGGACTTATTATCATTTGGTCCAAACGTATAGCACCACCCACCAGGGGAGGTACTTTGACTAATGGGAACCTTCATCTTACAAGAATTGTATCCAACGACTGTACAACAATTATCTAAAGATGAAAGTACTGCTTCAGTAGGGGTAATAGCATTCCCTGACGCGATTCCAACACCCTCAGGCCAAGATGGGTCATCAACTGATGCAACCATATAAGTTGCTGAGGTAGTGGTGGAGATACGCGGCAAAAATTCCAATTGAACTCCTTCAAGCTTGACAAATCTAAACTGCTGGACAAAGTTAGTAATATAAGTGGGGAAGTACAGAGAATTCTGGGGCGTAAACGCGACAGAAATCACTGGACCACCATTCACTGTAAATTGAAAAACTGAGCCGGCAGATGTAGTAATCTGACCAAGCCTGAATCGTAAGTGCATTTTCATGGTCTTACCTGAACCAGAAAACGATAGAGTGGGTCCGGCATGAACTGTGGGGATTTGATTCGTGGGGGCGGGGTTAGTGACATAATAATTATTCACCTTACCACCCTTTGTCTCCTTTCCCTTTGTTTTGCCAGGACTTTTTCCCTTTTTCTTTTGCTTTGCTTTCGGCTTTTGTTTTCGTACCGGTCGAGGCATTACTAGTACGTTGTTCTTTTCCACCGCTTTCGCAGTGGAGGAAGAACTCCCTAAGTTCTTGTTGGAACTTCCCATAGTCGCACCCTTTTGTTGGTTTGGGGACCTTTGTCCACCATTTTTGCGGGAGGGTGACACATGCCGAATCATGTGTATTTCCGGCTTTGGTTTCTGCTGCCTTGAAGATGGTTTTTGGGGGAGGGGCATCGACGCTTTCTTCGCGTCGTTTTGCTTCGCTCTTGCTCTCATTCGTTGGTGAAAGCGGTTCTCTTCCGCTTTCTCCGCCCTGTTGGATCCCGTGTAAATTATGTTTGCCATCGAGCTGATCTTTTCCCGTCTTCTCTGACGGGATAAGTTCTGCAGCTGAGACACTAACAAGTTCCAGTCCAGTTTTACCTGCTGTTGCTGTTGGTCTCGACTCAATGGAGGGAGGGTTTGCACGGGGGTCTGTTCTGATTGCAGGTAACTCTGAAATCGTAACACTAATTGAATTAACCTGTCGATCATATGGTACGTTACTCCTAACGGTACCGACACAACTTGGGTTATCATCTGGGATAACATGGATGAGTCCTGGTATTGTTGTGAGTGCGTTAACGCAGTCTTCAAACGAGACAAGTTCTGTTCCAAAGAAGGCATCATAAGTTTTTCCTCGCGTATCCGTGAGGTTAGCTTCTGCGCCACTCCAAAACCAAACAAGCAGTTTGTCGGTGAGTGTAAGCACACCATCAACTTTACCTATCCTAGATTCTAAAGCCCTAGCAATGACCCTGGCACGGTCATTTCCTGCTGATGTAAGCAACAGGCTGTGTACTGCCATTAATAATTCATTATCAGACCTTTCTTTCATATGTAATATGTTCATTACGGCCTTTTCCCATCGCATAAAGCTAACTCCATACTCTGTTTCGTCGAAAGTATATCCTAAAAACGACAGACCAGATAACGAGGAACTATCTTTAACATCTTCAATCTTAACGACAGCTCCGTATTTAGTTAATCTTTTTACGAAAATCTCCTTCTCAGGAAAAGGGACGTCACCACCATCTAGCGAATCGTCACCGTACTTATTCATGTGCCGGCCGAATTGAGCAAACCACTTATACATTTGTATTTCAGTAGGTGGTTCGTCAAAAAAACCGTACAAGGTTCGCATAACATTACATATACCATTAATCTCCCCAGTCCAACGATTGCCCGAATCGTTTCTACCTTCATGATCCGACACGATAACTTGGTTATCTAGTCGCCACTGTTTTCTACCACAGCCGACCTCTTTTGCCCAACGAGCCAGGTTGTTGGTGGTCGGATCAGTCAAATCTAAATTAAGCGAGTCGTATAGGATGTCGTGAGCGACACGCATTTCATCGCCATGCAGCGTTAGATCCATGGTTGTAAAATCAAATTCTCGAAAGAACTTGCAACCATGTAGCTGACGCCGTATACGTTTGAAACCGCCTCGTGATCCCGAAAAACCAATACGACTATACCCGTCGAAATGACGCTCCTTAAGTGCTAATGCGTTTTTAGACAACATTACTTGCACCATAATGCGAACTATAGGAGCTGCTATGACTAAGCGAGGTCTCTTCTGTTCAATCTTAGTGGTTTTAAGCCACTCTGGTTTAGCATTGACGTTACCAATGGCACATGGAAACGTAGGACACTCGCCAGCAGAAAGGAGCTTAATGTCACAAAGAACTTGTTGCCAACAAATTTCGCATTCGCGGACATCTTTCTTTGTAACGTGGCCCTTTCCACAGGGGGATTCCGTTGAGTTGTGTGGGAAACCACAAGACTTGCCTTCTAAACCTGCTGCAACTATGGCTTCCCAAGCCTCAATAGGTGTTGTTGCAACAGTTTTTCTCTCAGCTCGCACTCCTAACATCGGCAACCAGGTCATAAACACAGGTTCCCATCTCTTAAAGTCTTCAGGGGGAGCTAAGGGTCGGGTCGCGTACAATTTAAACGCCGTTAAAGTGGCATCCCGACTAACTGGAGCGTACCCATACTTGCCAAACTCGGCAGGTGTGAGTAATGCCTTTACTTCTGCAAACTTATCATTGAACTCAATCTTTGGGACATTGTAGTGGGGTCCGGGAACAACCGCATACCCTTTCCAATTCTCAAAGGTGTCCAAGCCGTGACTGGAATCTTCATCTTCTGAGAACTCATTATCATCATCGACTTGGTCATTCCTGTAATTTTCATCAATTACAGGGGTCGAAGCAATATTTATTTTTTCCTCCTTAAGATCTCCAAGAAAATGTTTCTTAGAGTTTGTGAGGTTTGCAGAGTGGCCACTGTGCATCTTATTCAACACATTCGTTTGTTGTTTAAGATTTGACCTTCGTTTGTCAGTGTAGCCTTGGCGCAACTTAGTACCAATTTTACTAGGTTGATGCTTCGAACTGCCTCTAGAGTTACGGCCACGTTGGCCACCTCCAGCATGTGCGTGTTGATCACGTCGCATGTTGGAGGCATCGAATTGACTACCGGATTGAATTCCTGTCGTACGCTCGAATACCTCGTAGAGACCATCACTATCCATTTCAACGACCTCGCCGGTCTTGGTGTACAGGATATCAAAGGCACTACCGTCATAACGAACTTCAGCAATAGCTGTGTTGTTGTTATCATATACTTTGAAAGTGACCCATTCGTCAGCTACATCTCTGTCGAAATATAAACTATCTGGAGAGAAGTGAAACTGATTGACGAGTCGCGACATCATATCTTTAACGGATAATCCGGAGCCAGAGTGCTTGGGTCCAATAGTACCAGGGGCAACAGTGGCAGAAATACCTAGCAATACAGCTATATTTGCCGACGTGAAAGCACAAGCCCCGCCTGAGCGAGAGTTGCCTTCCACGTGGACACCCATAGATTCATTGCCAAATAATATCGGCGATCCGGATTGACCTTCGAAAGTCGACACACTGTGATATGCAAAGTTGTCAATAACTTTAGTAATGCTGCCTGGGGACATAGATTGGACCTTTTCTGGAAAACGCGGAGTAGGTCCGGTATAACAGAAAATCCCAACCTGGGATCCAGGGCGAGCAGGTACCAAAGTTCCGACCTTAGCAAGGTGGGAGACGCGCACTACAGCAATATCGCTACAGGGGTCTGACCACACAACAACTAGAGGTATGCTAACACACCTCCCCTCAGAGTCATAATTGAAAACTTTCATTTGGCTCAAGGTTACATATTTAGGGTCAACTTGGTGATGAGAGACGACTGCTAAACCAACTTTGAACACAAAACCTAACCCGTTACAAGTTTGTTCACTTGTACCAGTGGCCACGACCGAGCGAATGACCCTTTTAAAGTCAGTTGGTCGTGAGTTTAGCAGTAACGCCTCTTTACTCATCCCTCTATTCTTCAAACATCCAACGGAGACGTAAAAAGTTACTGAGATGAGGCCATATAGAGCCGCGGAGTAGAACGACCACGACCTGACAGTCTGGATACAAAAAAGCACACCTAGTAGCTCAAGAAAACTAATTAAATGAGTTCTATAATCTGTGCGTCTATGTAGACGGACCAGAAGGTTGTGGCAGATCGATGAATACCGATCGCAGCACCATAAAACGAAGACGGAGATTTGTAGTATATAGATGAACCAATCATAAATATGATCTAACACTTGCGTTGGACCAGAACCTAATGTATGGATCCTACGTCCCCACTTATAAAACATATTATAAAGCCGGATTTCTATATCAATCAAAAATGAAGTGATAAGCCTATCCGCCCGTTCTAAAAACGTTCTTAAGCGAAGAAAGAAGCCAGAAACTAAGCGATGGAACCAACCACGCTGAAAATCTTTATACTCAACTACACCATAAATGTGTAGATTATGAAAATCTAAAACATTTGGAATGCGGCCATAACATACCAAGTTCCCACGAGGGCTCTCAATAAATTTGCCTAAATGTGTAAAATAATTACATTCCATAGGTACAGAAAGAGGTGGTACTCCGATGGACGACAACGAGGTCGACACATTTGCATTATGTAATAAAACACACTCATGGTCAGGAAGAACACACGGAGGCGTCCCCTGAACACAAGGTGATAATAAACACACAATAAAAAAGGTCAACCAACATCTTAGGTATGTGCACATTCGCATTCTAGCTAAGTTATCGACCATTCTGTATTTGGGCGCAGCTTCAACCACACTAGGACAAGCCCAGGAAGGTATGGTGGCCGCACACTCAGTTTGTTTACAAACCAACTCTTTTTTGGACAACGGAATACGTGCAGGACGACGAAGGATTTTCTTTAATTCTTTAAAATCACCAAGCCAGAAGCTTGGGCAATCATTCATACTTTTCCGCATGGGGGTGTAAAGTCTCCCATTAGCAATGCGGTAACCTTTCCCTTCATAGGTAGGGTCAACGAATTGTAAGCAGGCGAATAAATCACCACCATCCGCATCAGTAATCGTGAATGCGTCTTGGACAATTGTTCCGAAGTACGACATGCCAGGTTGTGTTTCCTGGGTGTGATGTTTCGCATGTAAATTATCACGACGAATCGTAGATAGTATTTTCACACCTCTTTTCGTTAGACAGGTGAAATTACTCCACCCTCTAACTTTGAGCATGTTGAACGGCTTCTTCTGATCTTTACCATCTGGTAGATTATCATCAGAGTAAATAGCAACACAAATTTCGTTACCTGCATGAACATTGTTCATACACGTAACGGGCATAGGCATAGCTAAACCTCCGAACTGAAGGAACCGTACCTGAGCTAATAAAAGCCCAGGGCTACTCATATCGTCATTGTTACTCGTAGCTGTAACAGATTCTTGCTGAAAATCAACTTTTTTAGAGTCAG